GTGCGCCTAGATTGCTTGTCGAAGTCGTGACAGTGTTTGTCGCTGCCGCTGCCTTTGTAGATGACGCAGCTAGCTTGTCCATGTCAGCCGCCGTCTGCTTCGCGCCTGTCCCGCTTGCAGTTGTGTTGATTTTGATATCGACGTTCTTCGCTGCCATGGCTTAGTATTTACCGAGGATTGTTACGTTTTGCAAGACCGAAACACCGTTCTGCGCAAGATTGACCACGCATGAGACGCTGGAGAGCGTTTTCGAGTTGGAGATTGTCGGTGCTACTCCAGCCGTTGTGTTTGCGCTCGTTGCACCTGTGATATTCGGCGGTGGCGAGCCGTTTGTGGTGACAAGTGCAAGCGTGCCGTCATTGGCTTCTGCTTGGCGCTTTGTGATGATCACGGTCGCACCTGAACTGGTGATGACATAGCGAAACGCGATGCTTGAATTTGCGTTAAGCGATGTCGCAATCTTCGCCGCGTATTGTGTCGGCGTGTCGCCCGATAGAACTGCCGTAGTACCGCTCGCTGTCACGTCCACGCTTGTGAAGGACCAGTTGATGTTACCGGCTCCCGTCGTGGTGCCGACACAAGTGAGTGTCTCAGACTGCACTGTGCCTGCCGCGGTCAGCCTGCCGATTGTAGCCGTCTGGCTCGCCTGTGAAAGCAAGCCTTGAGGCATATTCAGCAAGTAGTTCTCGGCGTCGGTGAGTGAAGCGAATGTCAGCACGCTGTCAAAACTAACAGTCGTGCTGGATCCACCACGGAAGAACTGATCGAACTGGTCAGCTTCGATGTATTGCACCTGCTGGAAGTTCGGCTCAGCCGAGATTTGAAAGTTGGACGTTTCGCTCCTTTGACCGTCGCCACCGGCGAGGTCGTAAGCAATCGCGCCGCGCTGGAGTCTTACGAACATGGCTTATGCGGATACTGCTGCGACTGTGAAAAGTGCTACTGGTGCGCCGCTGCTGAATGTTCGCTTGGCGCTCATGGTGAGCGTGCCGAGTCGGTTATCACTCGCTGAGAAGTTGCGTTGAAGCTCAGTGACTTGAACCGCTGCTGCATCGAAGTCCAATCCTCCCACTGTAGTGGTTTTGATTTCGAGTGCGCTCACTGCCAAGTCCTCACCTGCGCTGAGGTTGTCGAAGAACGTGTCAAAGTCGAGTTGATCGATGCCTGTCGGAATGCATGAGATGTTGCATCCGAGATTGCCCATGCTCATGTCAACAGTGCCGATGCCATCGACAAGCACTGGATTGAGTGAAAGGTCAAAGCTGATCTCAAAGCCTTCTGCGCTCATGAATGGATCAAGTGCTCCAAGTGTCGCGGTGTAAGGTGCGGTGTAGATCAAGGACGGATTGAATCCTGTGCCGATGCTCGCGCCAGTCGTGGTCGTGTAGTAGTCCTCGATGTTCTGTGGATCGCCGTCTTTCTTGAGCAATCCTGTGAACTGCACAGAGCCGAATGCTGTCTTGGTCGCACTGCACGAAATAGTCGGCATCTGCGTGATCTGAGCGTTGAGGATCGTGTATGTCTTGTCAGCTGATACGATGACAAGGTTCTTGTCGGTCGAGCCGTAAATGCTGGCTCCCATTGCAGTGTTGCCATGCGGGAAAAGAACTGCGAGCGCCTCGATCTCGCCTACCGGCTCAAATTCAACAACGATGGTGAAGTCGGTTTTCGACTTGCTCACGATGCCGTATGCGTCGGTTTCTTTATCGAATGTCGAGTTAGTCGTGGTCAGCACTACTCCTGCTTTGGAGTAGAAGGTCTGCGAATCATAGGTGACTTTGCAAGGACCGCGAACGATGGTGGTTCTGTCGAATGTTGGCATGATGGTTTAGCGTGTTGGAGTTGTATTTTGTAGCCCCACGGGGCAATTGAAAGTGATGATTTGTTGAAGCATCGGAGGCGTTGCGTCCTCCTGCATTGAGTCGAAAGTAAGAACGCCGCCGGTGAGTGAATCGCCGTTTGTATCGACTGGTTTGTGATGATGCAGAATGCGAGCCACTGCCTCGCCGATCTCTGTTGCGCTTGGTTTTGACATGTTCCCAGCTTGCTGTCTCCAGACGCTTGGAATCTCCGAGCATGTCACCGAGAATGTCGCCGAGTCCATGTATGGTCCGGGTGTGTCAGGTGACGATGCCTCACTCTGCGAAAAGTTGACCATGACGAAAGCGCCTGCCTTGCTCATTGCATTCTCGATCTCGCGGTCGATGTCTTTGTGATCCTGAACCAGAACGGGAATAATCGGCACGGTGCGGAAATACGCGTGATCTTTCAGCGTCTTTGCCATGCTTTCGACTATTTGGCGAATGAGGCTCATGGTGATTCTGAGAAGTTCATGACAGCAGCGCCGCCATAGCGAAAAGAACTGCCAGTAGTAGCAGCGAATGATTCGGCTCCGGTATCATCGGAGTCTGCATTGTTGTTTGCGAGGTCATCGAAGTAGCTGTTTGCTTCCTCGACCGATCTGCGGCGATCCTCACCGTTGAATTCATCGAGAGATGGATATGAGTCCGTCAGTTCTTGACGGGAGAGATTGTATGCGTGCCTGCGCGCACCTGGTGGGACATACAAGTTGGTATTGACGACTGGTGGCAATCCACGCTTGCGACGTCCTGAGTTGACGCGTGAAGCAATGTCTTGCGCTACGCTCGTGAGGATCTCCTGAGCTTTGTCCTCAGGTGTCGGACATTCAGCAAGCAGACGATTGAACTCCTCGGTTGAGAGTCTGTCACGAAGTGCGGAGTATGTAAGAGCGAGCCAAGCCATGTTGTTATGAGTTTCAAGAATTTAGGGCGACGGAGGAAACTACCAACTCCGTCGCCCTTTGCACACAAGTTCCAACGGATTAGAACAAAAGCTTGGCGACCATGTTACCGGAAACAGTGCCTGCGCTGGCGGTCATCGTTTGAGCGATGCGCACATAACGGCGAGTGTTAGCCGGAACGCGGAAGCGAACCTCTTTGGCGACGATGCCAGCGCTGCTAGCGCCAGTCTGAGTCGTGCTGATTGCTGGATCAACGGCAGCCCAAGAAGAACCGTCTGCGCTGTCTTGCAGTGCGTAGGTCACGACTTTGGTGTCAGAGATGCCAGCAGCGGTCGGAGCGGAAAGCGAGAAAACTACTTTCTCGATGTCGCCGCCGACAGCTTGTTCGAGGTCGAACGCTGCGGTGTTTGCACCTGCCTGCGCGATGGCAACAGTCGAGGTGTAATTCTTGTCTTGAAGGTTACGATTGAATTCGAAGCTCATGATTTGATATGGTTAGAATTAGCTGAGGGTTTCGGTGTCAACGATCGAGTCGGTGATGATGATCGGAATGCCGAAGGATTCCGTTGGCACGCCGGGAAGAATGCCTGTGAAAGCTTCCTGCTTCGACGATGGAGTTGTGTTCCGGCTGACTTGGAGCTGGAACGCGGAACGGCGTGACATGAGCAAGTGGCTCGGACGCTCACCAACTGGGAATTTGCTGATAAGCTCAGCAATCTTGGCGTCGGTGCAACCTTTGCCGTTGTCTGCGGTGAGGTCTTTCAAACGACCGATTGCGTGTTTGTTGACGCACTGGAAGCCCACCCAAGCGGTGAGGTCAGCGATGAATGCAGCGTAGCGCTTAGCGTCGGCATCAACTGCATCACCTTCGCGGAATGGTGAGAGGTCGAAGGTTGTTCCGTTGCCGTAAACGTATTGCACGCCGGTGTTGCCAGCTTTGATAGCGTAAACCGAGGAACCAGTTGCGGAGGTTGTGCCGCCTGCGTCAACAACGATGTCGCTGCCGAGAGCAGTTACCAAAGTTTGCAGACCGGCGAAGCCTTTCGAGCTTGCGTTGTCACCATAGATGGTTTGAGTTCCAACTGTGGAGAGAGCAGCGCGCATGACGCCCATGGCTTCAATTGCTTGCAGAGCCTCGGCACCGTCCTCGTAACCGCGAGCAACAGCCTTATCGACTTCAACGCGTGCGGAGAGAATGAAGCACTCAACGAGACGTTCAGTGAAATTCGACTTGGTAGCATCCGTGCCTTCGTTGGCTTGACGGAATGCAACGCTCGGACGACTGTTGCGGGTCACAGTCTTGTATGACGTGCCGCGGATCGTGCGAGCTGGGATGATTGTCACCTCAGGAGATGCGGTGGCGACTTCCTCAATCAGACCGACGATGGGGTCATGTCCGTTGAGCTTGGCAAGGTCTAACAGAGTTAGGTTGTTTGGCATAATGTTGTTTGTTTAGTGAGATTGGTTTTGAGCTTTGAAGGATGCTTCGACGAGTGCGAGTCCTTTCAGTTCGGTTTGTTTGGTGCCTTCGTCAGCTTTACCGGCGAGAACGGTTTCACCGTTCACTGGCTTGGATGGGATGGCGTTGAGAATTTCCACAGAGTTCTTGTCGGCTTTGATTTGAGCCTTCCAGAATGACTTGGCTTTTTCATCTTGCGGAGCGATGCGACCAGCTTTGACTGCTTCGTCGATCACGCTGTCAGCAGCTTTTTCCTCGATCTCGGCAAGTGATGCTTTGAGCGTTTCCACTTCGCTGGCGAGAGCGTCACGCGATGCGGTGACTGTCTCCAGTTCGTTGGCGTGGTTCGCAGCAGCTTGCACCGCGTCGGCTTCCTTCGTCATGTAGCCAGCCTCGATCTCAGCGATCTTGCTTTTCATGGCTTCGATTTCGAGCTTGGCAATTTCCATTGCTTTCTCAGGGTCAACATCCTCGGCAACAAGTCCAAGGTCGATTAGTGGTTTGATGTCCATATTGGTTTCGTTGTATGATGCAGCGATCTTTTCCATCGCCTCGAATGCTGGCTCATTGACTAGCGAGCCGATCTCGCCGTGTGTCGGCAGACCTGCTGGCGTGCCGTTGGCAAGAAGAAAGTTTGGAGAGAAGTAGGAGTAGTCTTTGCCCTCGATGGCGCTTTTGCCTGCTTGCGTCCACTCTATGTCCAGCACAAGTCCAACGCCCGTTTCATATCGAAACTCTTTAGGAATGAATGATGCCGGACCGGCTTTGTGGTCGAAGCCTGCGAATGGTCGCACGTTGCGAGATTGGCGAGCTTGCAAGTCGTTAGTGAACGAAGCGAGGATCGATTCATCTACCTTGACCTTGCGCTTGGCAGGCTTGCCGTTCACAGTCGCATGGATTTCATGCTCACCTTCGGGCAGATACACAATGCTTTCAGCCAAAGCTTCCACTTCGGTCTGGAATGATGCACTGATGATTTCGTTCGCCATTTCGAGTAGAAGATTACCACCCGATTCTGGCTTGTAATTGCTTTTTTTTAAGTAGCTCCCTCGACCTGTGCAATGATGCTTTCGAGCGCTCCGTTCGTGAACGCATCGAGATAGGTTTTCTCAGGTGGAAGTGCATTCTTCCATGGCTTCTGCGTGATGGATTTTTTCAGCACGAATACTGGTTTGATACCGGTGGGAGAGTTTTCATCTGCCTGCGCTAGAACGCCTTTGACGGCGAATAGTGGGGCGATTGTTCGGCTGTATGTCCGAGCTGTCAGACCGTGCGCTTCTGGCACGATGGGGATCGTGAGGAACTTTGCACGTCGGGCGGTAATCGTTCCGCCAGTGACTTTGTGCGAAAATCCGATGGCACCCTTGCTGCGTAGTGTCACGCCTGATCCGCTAGCGCCCATGATTGACCATGAGCCTGCTACTTTTCGCCACCACTGCGTTTTCTTACGTCCCGGTCCATGAGTCGGAAGCGATGGATTTTCCCACAGCTTTGACCCTCCCATGTTGTAGTATTTTTCGACGACTTCCAACGCGTCCTGCGCTCCAGTCATCACAGCGACCTTGCGCACCGATGCCGATTGCAGGCGGATCATCGATGCCTTCACTGGGTCGAGTCCTGTCGCTGTGATGGTGATCTTCATAATTCTCGCTCTAGTGATTTGACGATTGCCGCTCCGATCTCATTTTCGAGTGACGTTTCAAGCGCTCGTTTATCGAGTAGGAAAAACAACTGAGGAATGCGGTCGATGACTTGCTCAACTTCGATTTGAAATGCGCCTGCGGTCATGGTATAGCTCTTGTCGATCAGGTCCGCGAAGATCTGATCCACTGGTGCGAGCCATTGCCCCGCAACTTCTCGCATTTCCTCATCGGTCATTTTCGATTTGTTTGAGCTTTGCGTTCGCCCACTCTCTGCCAGCGTCACCGCCCCAGCCGTGCCATGCCTGCCAGCCTTTGCCTTTGTCGCCCCATGTCTCGCCTTTTTTGTCGATCTCATGGCGTGCGAAGAATGATACCATGCGCTTGACTGTCTCAGCCGATAGCTCAGAACGATTGGAGATGTCCCGTGCTCGTGCGATGCCGACCGATGTCATACCGCGCTCTGATGCTGGCTTCTGTCTGCGGATTTCGAGAGCGTCTTGTGCTGCCTTCGCCATGTCATCGGTCGGTCGTAGGTCAATGTCAGCGCGTGCCGCCTCGGTGATTTCAGGGAGTAACGGAAGCGGATCTTCGACTTCGCCAAATAGTGCCTCGCCTTCTTGCGGTTCAGCAATGCCGAGTTCGTTGTAGATCCATTTGTTCGAGACTGGAAGCCCGATGTCCTTCGTGACGATCTTGATACGCTCGGCGATTGCCTTCTCATCCTTTGGCTTCGGAATCACGATTTCAGCATAGGGCATGTCCTCGCTGGCGATGCTGGCACCGTAGTTCATCCGCACGATGGCAGGGATCAACTGTGTTGTCACGACCTGCCCGATCCATGTCGCGACCGCTTGCAGAATGTCGCCGCGAACTGTTGCATGAACGTCGCCAAGCGCTCGGCTTCCGCTGCTGCCCACGTCCGTGGTCAATGTCTGACCGAGCATGAGAATGTCGCACGCTTTGTCTGACTCATTCATGAGCGCGACCTGTGGCAGTGATTCCCCTCCCTTGATGCCGTCCATGATGGAGAACTTTACCCCGGGTCCAGTGACAGCATAGCCGCTGGTGCCGATGTTTTCGAGCATCTCCTGCGCCTTCATCATTGCTTCATCGCTGCCGTCGGTCTCAGCGTGTCGCCATGGGATCGAGTAGAGCTGCGCGTATTGCATAAACCAGCCCAGCCCATAAATTGCACCTAGCCAGAACTTTGTGAGAGCGCGGAGGTTGGCAGAATGGATCGGATGACAGCCGCCTTGCTGCCAGATGGCGATCAGGAACTTGTCTGGTGGGAAATCGATCAGCGTGTCGTAGTTGACGCCGTTCGGTGCCATCATGAGGCGGTCGATCTCATTCGATGCTGATGGATAGGCGAGGTATTTTGCAGGAACTGGAGCGTAGCACCGCGGTGAGACGATTCCGTTCTCGGTGTGCCAGATGATTTCGACCACGCTGATTCCTTTGGCGTATGCGTCGATCAGCGCCTTGATCATGCCCTTAGTGTCGAGTTCCCAATGGCTCGGGCGCGGTGCATACGATTCAAGCGCTCGTTCGACTGTCTCGTAGATCTGCAATGCCTGCGGTGTTGGCTCCTCGGCACCTTCGCGAATACCTGGCTTGATCTCGATCTGCAATGACGTGACGTTACCGGCGATCTCATTGATGCACTTGCGCAGACGCGACCAAGAATCGACCATCATGCGAAAGAGTCGATCCTGATCTTCCAGCTTGCCGGTGCGCACGTTGCGCAGGATGCTACGCACCTGCTCGGGCGTTACATTGGCAAGGTCATAGTCCTGCGTGCGGTAGGAAGCTGGCAAAGGCGCTACGATGCCCTTTCGTTCGTCTGCGGTCATGGTGAGAACGGCAATAGCACGTATTGACCGTCATAGCAAGCGCAAAATCAAAAGGCTTAAATCATGGCAATGGTTGCCCGCAACACTTACAATGCGTGATGATTGGTTTTTCTTCTATTCCCAAGTGAATTCTAAGCTCTTCCAATGTTCCCTTGCCCATGTTATTTGGCATTTTCATTCTGCCATACATGATGTTTCTGCAAAATGCCTCTTTATCGGCTGTGTTGTCCTTGTCTATTCCTTCATTATTCAAGACATTGCGCAATCTTTCAGACATTCTGCATCCATCTTCATTGATTCTGCCCATGATCTCTTCATGTTTAATGCAAGCGTTTCTCACTGCTGTTGGAGTAACTCGCATTATCTTGGCTACAGCTGAGTATGAACCGTGCTTCTTCCATAAGTCATAAATCTGTTTTCTTCTTTGGTCTTGCTTTGATGTGCTTTCAATTATGTTCATAACGGCGCAACAATGACTTGTTTTTTTGCAAGCGTCAACAATAAAATCACAAAGCGTTAAACCCTCGGACCGTTCGACTTGCAAATGTGTTCCGTGATGTGGTAACCGATGCTGCCCCAGTCATGGCTCCGCTGATGCGACTGCCGAGCGCAATGCAAGCAAGCAATGCGTCAGCGCGGTCCGGTGACTTCATGCTTTTCGCTGCCATCTTTTCCTTTGATTCGACGCGCAGCTTGCCTGTTTCATTCCATTCGCTTTTCCGCGTGGTGATCTGCGAGAACGTCATCGGATCGAGTTCGCCGACGTGTATTCTCCCGCGCTCAAGCTCACGACTAGCAACGTGCCAGACCTGCGCGATAAGGTTTGCGTATTCGTCCTTCTCGCTCGCTGGCTTCCCGCCATGGAAGCGGTTGATGTGCCAGCCAAGCTCCGCGAACTGGTCGCAGAAGCCTGTGCCTAGTCCGTCTGCATCTCCCCAGACTTGCCCTGCGCTTAGTCCTTCGGCTTCAAACATTCGTATAAATTCCCGCGCTGCCTGCACTGTGTCTCGTTCCTGCCATGCCTTCACGATGCGAGCGTGATTGCCGCGTCGGATTGCCAGAACGTTTTCGTCACGTCCTGCCGCGAAGTCACAGAATGCTACGATCTCACCGTGAGCGTTCGGTTTCGGCTGTGCGTCCAGTGCATTGCGTAGCAGATCAGGAGCGAGAACCAAGCGGTCGAAGTCCTCTGTGAACTCGGCGAGGTGCTTTGAGCGGTAGAGCGGGTGACTTTCTCCATATTTCAGGCGATCCAGTTCGCGCTTCTCAGCGCTGATGTGTGCGCAGTCTGTCGATGGCACGCGAATCGTCTTGTAGAGCGATGCGTTCTTGTGGAAGCTGTCGTAGAACTGACCCCGCGGCGCTCCAGGTGATGACACCCAAAGTTCCATTTTCCGCGTGCATCGGTCGAACGCTTCAAAGATTGCGTCTGGAACCGTCTTGGCTTCGTCAATGATCAGGAATACTGGATCCACATCGCCGCCGATCTTCGGGTGATGTCCTTCCGCTCGCCCCGGGTTGTCGGTCGAGAAGCCGAAAGCATAGCCACCCTCGGGCGTGCGAAGCTCCTCGGACATGAAGCGCCAATGCGGGAAACGATGCTGATAGACCTTCACCGCGCCCCAGAGCTGCTTCTCGATCTGCATCCATGATCCACTCGTGAAGATGCACTGTCCGCGCGGGAACTCATGCAGGAACCAGAGCACAAGCGGAGCCACAAGGCGCGCCGTTTTGCCGCTGCCGTTCGCCGCGACTACACTCGTCGGCTGTTCCATCGCCACCGACTCCATGGCTTCGCACTGCCAAAGATATGGCGTGATTCCCAAGACTCGGACGCAGAACTCAGTCGGGGTCATTTCTTCGCCTTTGCCCGTGCGATTTCCACGAGGGTAGAAAGGTTTTTGTCTTGCTCAACCGATAGTGGTAGCTGCATAACTGGTGATCCATCCGGTCCGCTGATCTCCTGCTTGTCAGACTGTCCGAGCATGTTCTTCCCTAGGAAGATGAGCATGGAAACATTGCCAGCGAGTGCAACCTCGATCTGTTTTTTACGCAGTCGGGTTTTCCCATTCTCACGCCCTTTTGTGATAACATCGGAAAAACGGTCAGTGAGCGTGTCCACAGAACAGCCTACGATAGCCGCGATTTCTTTGTTTGGACATCCGATGCCTGCCAGCTTTTCGACAAGATCACCGTCAATCTCTAGCTTCGGTCTGCCGCCTTTGTTTGGTTTCTCACTCATAGGTCATCAGATTGGAGCGCATCGGTCGGAGTTGCACCGCCCTTTTCATCCTGGATGGATGACGTGTCACTGGATTCACTTGATGCGCGTTTTGGTTTGCCGAGATACATTCCCGCGCCGCGACGCTCAATTTCACTAAACGGTAAAATCGGAACTGTCAAGCGGGATTTTGCGGCGGGGTTCAAAAAATAGATGTAGCGGAGTTGGAAGCCTGGGAGTGGTTTCCATCCAGCGTCTGAGAATTGCTTCATGGATGCACCGCCCGTTTCTTTTGCATGGTTGCCTTTTGTTACGGTAACGCGACTCAGTAACTTTCCGCGTTCAGGCCTGCGTGTGTCGGTCGCAACCATTCGAGTGCATGTCTCACCACTTGGCGCCTGCCAGATCTGATTGTTTGCCTTGATCCCAGTCAGCACAAACCCGCTTGCTCGATAGATTGTCCCGTCGCCACATTGCGTTCCATCCGCAAAACTCACCACCCATTCGATATGGGGGTAAGCCTTGCGAATCAATCGCATCGCCACGGCAATTGCCCTGCTTTCGGAATTGCGAGGAAGCCAGTCCGCGAACGCCATGCGGTTCAGCTCTAGAAATCCGTTCCATCCCGTGTTTTCAACTAGCCCTTGAATTTTACGCTTGTCGAGCGACGGTCCGAACTGCATTGCGCCGCCGCATTTTCCATCAAGAAAGACGCCAAAGTGCAACTGCGAGTTTTGCACCACCTTCCCCGAGTAATGGCACGACTTCACAATCCGCGCGGCGTCCTGCGAGCTGATCGGCTTTACGATGATTTCTTTTGCGCTCATGCTCGGTTGAATGATTGGCAGATGAACGCTAGTGCGTTGCCGTTGCTGTTTTCGTTCACGGCTGACTCGCCATGCCCCATGCTTTTTGCTTTTGCGATTGCCGCTTGCACATCCTCGGCTTGCTCGTCGTGGACAGTGAATGTCATTTGCTGAAACGGTTGTTTGTCGCCATCCGCTAGTTCTGGCATCCCAGCTTCTTCCACATCGAACTGTCCTAGCTCCTCATCGGTGAATCCTGTCAGGTTCAAATCAAAGTCAAGTTCCCGCAAGTCTGCCAGTTCCAATGACAGCATCGTTTCATCCCATCCGCTGTTGAGTGCCAGCTTGTTGTCAGCGATGACGTAAGCCTTACGCTGCGTTTCAGTGAGATGATCAAGCCTGATGCACGGCACCTCGGTGAGTCCGAGCTTCTGCGCTGCCATGATGCGACCGTGACCGGCGATGATTCCGTTTTCACCGTCGATCAGCACTGGGTTAGTAAATCCAAACTCACGGATGCTGCCTGCGATCTGTGCTACCTGTGCCTCGCTGTGCGTCCTGCTGTTCCGAGCGTAGGGAATCAGTGAGTCGGTTTTGAGTATTTCTATTTTCGGTTTGTTTTTCATGACGTAGTTTTCTCTTGACGTGTTTTTCTCTGTTGGTAAAATCTTGGTTATCACATCCTTAGCGCCTGTCTCAGCGCATCGAGTGTTGGTTTGCCGTCTCTGCCGATTGCCTGCGGTCCGAGCCTGTCGGTGATCGTCTGCCGTGCCTCGTTTGCCAGTTCGGGCGTGAGGTCGTCAATGTTTGCATCGACTCCAGCGTTGAATTGCTTTCCGAGGTCAACGCCGAATTGCGCGACGTTCGGAGCTTTGACTCGCTCGCCTTTTCGAACCAGCTTGCGGCGCTCGGCTTCGGCACGTTTGACCGGCTCTTGGATCATGTATGAGTTAAAGCCAAACGGACCCCATGGCACGTCGAAGCCGCCGATGTCTGCTGCGTTTTGGAACTGCCAATAGGCGAAGTCATCCCATCGTCTCACGTCACCCTCAGCTTCGACATGGCGCTGCCGCTTGATGCGAGCACCTGGTCGTCGAACGAAGCGTGCCGCGGGATTGAGATTGAGCCAATCCTCATTGCGCATCCTGCCCTGCCATTGAGCGAAGGTTGATGCTTGTTCGAGGTTGGTATTGTAAATGAGTTGTAAGCGAGCGTTTGAAATAACGTTGGTGATTTTCTGATCCTTGTAGTCTGCCGGTGTTGCCAGTCCTTCCTGAATTAAAAACTCTGCCGACTTCTCGCGGAACTTGGCGAGTCCCGTCTCTTTGTAGGCTGTCACGATCTCGCCCGTGTTTACGTCCACGATCTCCTCTGTGGCGTCTGCTTGCCAATCCAGCAACATGTTCCGCATCTTGTTCAGAACGCGCGCTGAGGTCACTGTGGCGCTGAAAAACGAGCGATTGCGAATTGCCGGTGCCATCGCTAACCATTCGCGCCATCGGAACCACGACGGCGTGACTTGGCGCCGTGAAAGGTTTTCGACTGCTTGAAGGAATGCGTTCATTTCGTGGAGCTGTTGAGTTCGGCGATTGCTCGCTTGCCCACCGGCGTGAGGTGGTAGGTTGACGGTCTGCCTGGCTGCTTTGTGATCATGCCCTTTTGCGTGAGGCTCCAGAGCTTGTTGTTGACGAAAACGAGTCCGACCTTGGCATGGTTGGCGATCTCACGCATGGTTCGACCGTCAGCGATGACGAAGATCCGAGCCTCGCCCATGCCGATGCCGAGCGAGTAGAGTTTGCTGACGATGCAATGAACCGTGGTAGTGGTCACGGAATCAAGATACAGAAAACGAAGCGGTTGGCAAGCGTGAAATCGGATCGAGTTCACCCCTGCTCCTCGCGCCTGAACATGCGGGAGCAGAGGCATTAGTTCCCGTCCATCACTCGATGGGGAGATTCTTTATTGCCGCTTGCACGGCGTCATAAGCGCTGATCATGGCTCTGGCTTTTTCGATCTTCTTGCAGTTCGACCAGACGGTGTCATGACCGGCGCTGAAAACTAGTCCGATCCGAGCGAATGTCCAGCCTCGGTCACGCATTACAGCCTGCACGACTGCTCTGGCGTCCGCTGCTTCCTGTAGCCTTGTCTTGGTTGTGACGAGGTCAGGATCGACGCCCATCTCGGCGCTGACGATTTCGATGATGTCGGAGATTTTCATGGTTTTTGTTTGTGTCGTTTCCTCATCCCATCCCATTGTTGGCGCGGGGTCATGCGTCAAATCTTTCGCAAGATCCTAGTTTGTATTTCCGTTTTGCCAAGTTGCGAAAAGCTGAATTCCAGTGGTCAAACCCAAATTTTTTTGCACAGTCATGCATTTTCCTTAGCGTTACAAGTCGCGGTGAAAAATGACTCTTGGTGATAATCCGCGCAACATGCGCTTGCTTTTGTTTATTAGTCATTGTTTCAATCTGTGATTTTTGTGTATGTAAATCTCCCGTTATACATCGTAGGCCCTATATGCCCAAAAGTGCCGTCTCCTAGGTATTCCATGATTTGAGAAGCGGTGACACTCCCTTCGTATCTCCCCGTGTATTCCATTGTTGATCCAGAATCGCTTCTGTGATCCACATTGTAAATTCTGCCGCCGTTGGTAAAAGTGTGGCCACGACTGCGCAATTCTTCCCATTTATTGCGTAATCTCTCCCATGCGTTAATCTGCGCCTTTGTTGGCTGCGGCAATGGTTCTGGTTCTGGCTCTTCGCATCCGCATTTGCTGCATGTTAGTAAGTTGCTAGTGCAAGCACTGCATGGCGGGTTTATGTGACATGAGCAATTCTCGACTTGCGGATATTTCATGATGCCTAGCTGACATTCGGGGCATTTGCATCCCTCTTCAAATTTATTATTCATGTTGCGTGTTGATGGTTTATTTTGTTTTTTACTCATGGTTTTTGTTTGTGCCGTTTTCTCATCCCCTCCCACGATACTTCGTAGGCTCTCTCCCATGCGGGGTTGCGATTGACTATCAACACCCACCAAATGCTCCTGCGCTTGCGGAAAACGTGCGAGATCCGCGCTTGCTTTTGTTTGTTAGTCATCGCTGCCTCCTTTTGCTTGCTCGATCAAATCCTTGATAGCTTGCAGCACCTTAAATCCGTGCGCCGACTTATGCTCCTGCGGTGTAACGCCCAGCAGTTCTCCAGCGTATTGGATAAGACTGAATGCGCTATCGCGTTGCTCGGTTACTCTGGCAAGCTCGCGTTCAAGCGTTTGTATTGCTGCTTTGGCTGCTTCTCGCTCGTATGGATCACTCACTTGCGCCTCCTTTCCAAGCAAGCGCATCTTGCCAGCCGTGGCGGTAGGTCTGAGCGTAGGTTTGCAATCCGCAACGCCCAACGTGCTTGCGATACGCGTCAGCAATCGCATCTTGCATGTCTATCATTTTGCTGGTGTCAGCAACATGGTCAACCCACTCCATCAGGCTGTCTTGCCAATCGTCAGCGTATGACGGGTGATCTAGCTTAATGGCTTGTTCACCAATATCTGCATCAAACGCAAAAATACCAATATCCGATGTGACTGTAGTGTCGGGTTCTCCATCATAATGCCAAACGGTTCCATCTTCATCCTGCGCGATGTATTTTGGCTCCTCAATCCCCGCCGCTTTACAGGCTGCGAGCAGGGATTCCGATAATTTTTTTTCTGGTGTGTTCATGATTGTTGATAACTTGCAAGAATTTTGTTCGCCCCTTTTATAGCCGCTTTTTCGGATTGATATGATTTTAATTCTCGGAAATCTTCACGACCTTGCACATTGTAAGTGACTGTCACTGTGTAATAATAAACCCCGTAACAATTAGTTGATTTTTTGATTTTCGCAGTGTAATTGCCTTCAGTTAATTCCGTCATATTGTTGTGTGTTCATGGTTCTTTCTTTTCTTGGTTGTCACTGTGGCATTGCGGTTTGTCGGTAAATACAGCAACAGGCGCAGCATCGCTTCCCCACCACTTAACAGCGGCAGCTTTCACCTGTGGCGTTAGCGGTCGACCGCAATCGTTTTGCTTGTCGCACGTTTCGTAAAACGGGCAAAAGGTTTTATCTTTGTAATGGATCATGATATGTCGATTTCTTTCAGTTCGTAGCGGTTTGTTTTTGTGTTCTTCTTCCACCCATGCACAAGGATTTTCCACCCTGCGGCACGAATGGCGGCGATGTTTGGTGACTCGCTCATCTTGTCGATGCGGCTTTTCACGTTGCCCCACGATGTAGATTGCACAGCGATTGTTTCAGTGCCGCGCAAAGCGAGAATGTCAATGATTCCGAACAGGTCTTGGCGGATCTTGACGAAGCTGTTCCACTTCTCAACGACTTCCACTAGATCGCAGGTCTTGCGTAGGTGCGCCAGAGATAGCTGCGTTGGCGATGTTTTCATTTTTGCGCTCATGGCTCTCCTTTCAGTATCTTTTCTGTTTCCTCGGCAAAAGTCAGATGCGTTTTTGCGTTTAGTTTAAAGCACTGAATACATTCATCCAGTTGGTCAGCAATAGCGCAATAATGCCGCGCAAACTCAATAAACTCGCCGACTTTGATCTGCACGGTTTCGTTATCCTTTAGTCGGTTCTCAACGTCCATGAGGTTCTCAACTTCCCAAGCAATGTTCAACATGGCTTGCATCCTGCGTTCGTGTGTATCTTTGTTCATGGCTCTCCTTTCAGTATTCTTACGATCTTCTTGCTTTGCTGGCGTAATATCTCAGCATGAGATAATGCCTCAATCTCATGGTCGACTAGTGCTTGGCATAACTCGCAGTAGTGTCTGACAAAATCAGCAAGCTGTCCAACCTTTAGTGACACGGTGTCATTTTCATCCAGTGTATTTTCAGCGTTGAAACCGATATCAATAACTTCTTGCATTCTGTATGCGTGTGATGGTGTGTTCTGTGTGTTCATGTTTGTTATGGTAGAATTATCCAGGCGACTAGTCCAGCCATGAGTGCTGTTGCGAGCGTGTAAAACGCTTGTAGGCATTTAGTCTTCATAATCATCTTTCGGCGGGTTAATTAAGCTGAGCGTAAATGCCACCATATAAAACCCCACAATGAGGCAAAACACCGTGAACACGGGATGCGCTTTTACGAAGTCAATCATGGCAGCGCCTCCTTGTATTCGTGGATTGTTGAATTATTGACATCTTTTGCTCTTGATTCTGCACTTACTAAGTCTGTGTAAGTTCCTGCGATATTGCCGCTTTGGTATCTCACCACCCACAAGCTGCGAGGCTCTGGTTTTATGCGGTAGTCATGAGCTGCAAAATTCCAAAGAGGTTTACCCGAAATCACTGGTGTCCATGCGATTTCGGATCGTTCCCTGTATTCCACCTTCCCGCCGTTCTTGTGCGCCTGAATAACGGCAATCATTTCGTCGTGTGTCATGCTCACTTCGCCACCTCCATTCCCTGCTCAATCTTTTCCAAGACATAGCCTGTAAAGATTCTGCGCTTTTCCTTTGCCTCTAGTTTCAGTCGATCGGCAAGCGCAATCGGCATTTTCACGCTGATGGCTCGATGGGTGCGGACTTTGACTGCGCCTTCGATAATGGCGCGTTTCTGCGCTCGTTGTTCTTTTGTATTGCTCATGGTGTTATTTGTTGTGAGTCGATTGTTTTCATGCGGGGCGGTAGTGGGTGATGTCTGAGTCTATCAAATTCAACCGCCAAGATAACTCGCGTGAATCCATCAAGTGATGTAATTCATGTCCGTCGATAAATCTCCATGCCGCAATCATGCAATTAGGATCAACCCCTCTATTCTTCACCCACCCGTCAGCGTCTGGAGTTGGTTTTTGCGGTGCATCTTGCGCTTGCATTGCGCCTTTAAGCTCGGCGGCGAGCATTTGCGCTGCGTGTAGGTTAGGTGATGGTTTGTCGGTTAGCTCGGTGATGAGCTTGTCTAGTAGTTGGCGTTGGTATGTGTTCATGGTTGTGTTGTGTTCTTTTTGGAGAATGTTTCGATCATCTTAGTGAGCCAACCGAACCATGCTGCATCGTCTTTTCTGTCAGGGTTATAGACTGCTTCGTGGAGATCCTCCATTGCAAGTTCCAGCAATATCTTGGCTTGTGCTTCGGTGAGGTTCTGAATGTGTTCGTTCATGATTGTGTTGTGTTTTCTTTGCTGAGTTTCTCAATCGTTTGAGTGAGCCAGGCGATGCAAGCGGCATCATATCTTGCGTGCGGGTCATAAATAGCGGAGCGGAGATCCTCCATCGCAAATTGCAGCATAAGCTTGGCTTCGGCTTCAGTGAGGTTGGTGATGTGTTCGTTCATGGCGAGGGATTTCTACATCGGCTCATGACCTAGGTCAATACTTTTTCTCATTTATTTTCAATCTTTTTCATTTTCCTTGCAAAATCAATGCATCCAGCGTGTATTTTGTTAGAGAATTTACGTCTGCCATACGTCCGATTTACGTCCGATGACACCGATCCCGCTCAATATTTGATCTTGAATTTATCCAATGCTCATGATATTATTCTCGCGAACTTGCGAAACGCAGCATTGCGCGTAGTAGGTGGGATTCCTGCCCCGATTGAAAGTTGACTCCATGTCATGACGAAAGCTAGGTCGGGTGCGGGTATCCAATCACAGCAGATCCCTCATGCCTCTCAACGATGCACACTTGAGGGATATTTTTTCACCGCTTGAAAATTATTTCTTGCGTTTTCCCAATCTTGTTCTATTCTTCTCTCGTTCGCGCGATACGACCGCCTAACAAAGATTTCTTGCTGTGTGTTCAAATAGCATTGGAAGCCCGTTCGAAGGTCGTATCTCGGACGGGCTTTTCATTTGCCCCTGTTCGATTCTGAAGACAGACCAAAACAAAGGACACCGCGAGAAGACGTGAATCTTCCACACTCATCACTAGGCTTGAAACGCTCGAAAGGGGCTAACGAGTTGTCACCATGAGACTAAGCAGAGGTGGCAGGAGGTTGACTCCTAAGGGGCTGGTTTCCGAATCATAAAAGCACATGGTAGATATTGTTTCTCATCGTGTGTGCTCTAGGGAGGTTATGAGACTAATTGTGTACAGAAATAAAAAGGACAGAATACAGAAGAAAGAAAGAACGATATGAGCGGAGGACATTTCCAATACCAACAATACAGAATTGAAGACATTGCCAGGGACATTGACGAATTGATCGGATCGAACAATGACAAGTCAAAAAATGAATGGGGCGATACTCGCGGGAGAAATTACCCGCCTGAAGTGATCGAGAAATTCAGAGAAACAGCGCATACTTTACGCCAAGCTGCTGAAATGGCTCAACGGGTCGATTGGCTCGTTAGTTGTGACGATGGCGAGGATTCATTTTTACAACGATGGCAGAAAGAAGTTCGACCATATTACACTAAAAACAACCAAACAACGAAAGAAAATGAGTGAAGAACAACATGCTATCATCAGTCATTCTACTCGCTATTTTGAGCAAAAGGAACTTATAGAGCATTGCAAAGAGATGCACAAAGAATTTAAGCTATACAAAGAACCAGCAAAAAAAATGAGTGAGGAAATCAACTGGCAAGAACGATACAACCACCTTGTCGAATCATTACCAAAAAGCAAACGACCGTTTTCCGACAAGCAAGCGCAAAAGGTCATTGCCTCTCAGGTTAAGCGGATCACTCAGCTGGAGGACGACCTGAGCTTTGTCCGTTGCGAGCTGGATAAATTGAGAAACAAAAACCCCGCCAGTGGGTGCTGACGGGGTCATGCTGAAAACGCCTGAGCGTGTTCGTATCTCCTTTTACGCTGGTAAATGAGATGTGTCCTTTATTGCCTAGGATTTTGCAATCTCATGACATGGAGTCAACTTTCAACAATAGCAGACGGTGGCAATGGCTAAGTCTGGTTCGCAAAAGTCGCGCACTTAGCACTGTCGGGAGAAGATTAGCACAATCGGGCGCGGAGTCAATCATTCTTTCCAGAGTTTGATTTTCAGCTTTTTAGCAAGACCGACAACAGCGTCAATCTCATCTTCGTGCGTGAAATTGTGCTGTGTCTCGCTTTTGTATGCTACCCATCTGTTATCCTTGGTTTTCAGCGTGTGGATATTCTTCGCTTTCATCCATTTCAGGCGGGGGGATTCCTCTTCTGGCAATTCTGGGAACAAGTTCATAGTATCTCAGTTTTAAGCCTCGCCACCTCCACTCCTCGGAGCGTTTTTATCAGGCAATGCTTAACATTTACCATGTCAGCCAACACAGCAGAGAGATATTTCATATCTGCTTCATCGTTGAAGAAATAAAGCGTAGTAATTGACTTGTAGCCGTTTTTCTCTGCCTCTTCGGGTGAATACGTTGGCGTTTTCATATGGTCAGTTTGCATGATTAGATGGATGTGGCAAGGATATTTTTCATTCTGGGCTATCTACCCGACTTCTGAAGTATCGGGTGTTGTAGCTGCTCCCTGGCTTCGACTCGCGGCACTCTACTCCTGCCATGAGACTATTCCCATATTCAGCATCTACCTTCTCCTTAGAAAGCCAAAGCTCCTTCGTGCGAAAGCGTGGGCAAGCAACTAGATATTTTCTCTCATCAGGATTCCACCCGATGATTTCCTTATCGTAGTATTGCGTGCCGATTTCCAGCGGCGTGTCGTCGAAGATACTCATTAGAATGGAGGGGTATCGTTCTCAGTTGTTCCAGTGTATCCTGATTTCGGCTCGTAGAATGCGATCCAACCGCTCCAGTCGGGCGATACAGGCACTCCTTCCAGCTTTAGGGTAAGTTTACCCTCGTCGCTCTCAAAAACCGCTCCTACGGTCAAATATCGCTTTTTCTCTATTCCGTCCTTCGTGTATTTGCCCACGGTGGCAACTGCATCATATTTTTTCTTCATAATATAAAGCGCGTGGTGTGAGATGCGCGTCCCCTCTTTTTGGTTTATAAGTAAGCGGGTTTCTCGATAGTGGTGATACCCTCATGTTGTCGAGGCCATACGCCTACAGCTACGCAGGATTGCCATTTCGCAAGTGCGTTCATGTAGCCAACTCGCCCCGCCTCGATCAGCTCAGGTGAGACTTCCACCCATGCCGATTCATACGGTGCTGTTACCTCGATAAAGCAGATCACAAAGCGAGTGCGATTTTCACCGCTTGCTGCGTTCCACAGGTCGAGATAGAGGGCAGCTTGCCAGTGATAACCTCGGTCGATGATAGTGTTGGTGATGTTGCGCAGATTGCCGATTTTGGCAGTCGTTTTCAGATCGACCAGCAAGTCAAGATTGTCAGGCACAAGGTCAATCATGCCTTTTATGTCCGTTGCCCCGATAGTGGCGAAGACTGCCACCTCGGATTTGTAGCTACCAGCAAAGCGTTGCGCATAGTCTTCAGAAAAGACCGCTTCACAACCCGATGCCGCACGAATATCGTCATCAGTAGCAATCATTTTCCCCATTGCTCGCGCATCATCTCTCCACTCCTGGGCTGCTTTAGTCCTGAAGTCGGAGAATGGCGATACTACGGCGATGACATCCAGCGGGATGTTTGGTTCTAGGATTGCTGCGTGAATCAGCGTTCCTAGATCCATAGCGCGGGTCGATTCCTTGCCTGTGCTGTGTCTCCACTTGTAAGGTGATTGATTGAAATCCCATAGTAGTGACTTGCTGACAGGTCCTGACAGGTTTGTAGGCGATGCGGAGCGTGAATAATACGCTCTGCCCAAGTTGTATTCAATAGTTGCGTTTTTCATGGCTTGGCTTTGGCTTTAATTGCAAATGCTTTGTCGATGCTGGCGATTTTATCAGTGGTCAACTGTGCCACGGACGTGACCCCGTAGTGCTTCAGGAATGCGGGTTCATCGATAGCAAGAGCTTCGATGTTCTCGCGAATTCTGGCAGCTTCACCGCTGGAGATCAGCGGATAGACTACTGGGCGGTTATGCGCGGCAGATTGCCCGTCATCATCCTCCTGAGCTACCCCGCACACGGCGGCTAGGCTATACCGCCTCAAATATGTAGTACTAGCACCTACGCCCTGCCCGTCCATTTTAGCAGGGACGCAGGACATAGTGCCGTAAATGTAACCACCACCGCTGTGGGCGATAGTGGTGGTGACGTGACAGATTGCGCCGTCGAAAGAGGGCGATTGGATGACTGATAAGCCATTCGCTGCCAAGACGGGGCGAACGGTGTTCAAGACCTCGGCGAGATCCGCATATTTGCTCTTAAAGTGAGGGTTAAGACTCCCTTTTGTAGCGTTTTCTACTTCTCCCTGCATTTTTGCTAGGGCAGTAAACAATTCAGGTGTGCTGTGTTCTAGGTTCATTGTATTTTGGTGTTGTGATAGTGCAGTAATGTCCTGCACAAGAGTGTTTTAGTGGCGTGTTTC